ACCCGCCAGCAAAATACATTGTCAGGATATAACCGGAACAGTCTTACCGCTAAAATAAGCCGTTTATTTGGTACGGAAAAAGAGGCTAACCAGTTGAAAGCCCTACAGACGACACAGAAGGATTTGGCCGGTATAGAATCAGCAATCGCCCAGATCAATAATGATATCTTAAAAACAGAGGCGACGGCCACTTCATTAACCGGGACCAATAAAGAAAATATAAATACTGAAACATCCCTTATAAAGAAACTGGAGGCCGAAAAGAAAAAGGTTCAGGAGCAATGGGCGGAAGACAGCGAAGCGAATATCGCCAAGAAAAACAAGGAAATAGAACGTATCGACGCCGAAATAAAACGTTTAAACGAACTGGGGAAGGTCAAAAAGAAAGTGGAAGCAGGGGAGTACAAAAATACGGAAACGGCCGCCACATTAAAGCCTCTGGAGATCGAGCACGAAAAACGTATGCTTCTAATCAAAGAGAACCGGGAAAAGGAAAATAAGACGGAAGCCCAGTATATTCTTGAAGGGACGGCGGAAAACCTTCGCTATTACCGGGAACGTATTGACGCCCTCCAGAAGCTGGAAGCAAAAACGCCGGCCCAAAAGAAGAAGTTACTCGATGAAATCCACAAGCTCGAAACGGAAGCGCAGACGGCCATTTTTACGGAAACCGGCAAGCAGGAGGACGCCCGTATAAAACTGGCACAGGAGAAACGGGATGAACGGTTAAAGATCGAAACTGCCTATTACAACGTCCAGAAGGACACCATGGAAAAAGCGGTATTAAACCAGAGAATAACGCAGGAAGCCGCCGACGCCTATATGCTGGAAGTTGAAGCGGAGCACGCCGCAGAACTTCTGGAGATAAACCGTACTTACCAGAATGATATTGCCGCTTTGGAAATTACCGGCAAACAGAAACGTATAGAAACAGCGACGGAAGCGGCCGACGCCGTGCGTGAGTCTGAAATGAAGTTATTGCGTGATCGGGCGGCCATTGCCCAAAAAGTACGTGAAATAACTTCCGTTCCGGTAGGAATAACCGGTATGCAGGAAGCACACCGGAAGCAGGTTCAGGATGTAGAAACGACTTATAATGCTATAATTGAGATAGCGAGGCAGGCGGGAATTTCTACCGTTGGTTTGGAGAAACAGAAACAGCAGGAAATTAGCCAGCTTGAATTTGAATACCAGAATAGTTTATACCAGATTCAATCCCAGATCGGCGTATCATGGGCACAGGAATACCAGAATGAACTGGCCCTGTTAAAGAATCTGCACGATCAGGAATTAATAGATGAAAAGACATACCAGCGTAAAAAGCTGCAAATGCAGATGAATAACGCTAAAAAATACTTTGACTATTATTCCGGTCTTTCCTCTTCCATGGTGGAAGCCATTCAACAAGCCGAAATCGACCAGGTGGAAGCAAAATACGATGTTCTCATACAGGAAGCCGAGAACAACGGTGAAGATACTGCCGCCCTGGAAGAAGAGAAGGAAAATAAGAAACTGGAGATTCAAAAGAAGTACGCGGATGTAAACTTTGCTATCAAGTGTTCCCAGATCATAGCAGATACGGCCGTTTCGATTATGAAGGCGTACGCGGACCTCGGGCCGATTGCCGGAACCGTTGCTGCAGTAATGCTTGCGGCTACCGGTGTGGCCCAGCTTGCATCGGCCAAGGCAGAACGGGACAGGATTAAAAACATGTCCTTGAAAAACACCACCGGCAGCAAGACCGCCACGGCTGAACGTGTTGTTTCCGGTTCTTCCGGTGGTGGGTATTATGAAGGTGGTTACACCGGTCCCGGCGGACGTTATGAAGTGGCCGGCGTGGTTCATAAGGGGGAATATGTGGTACCACAGCCGGAAATGAATAATCCTAAAGTGATCGACGCCGTTAGCACTATCGAAGCGATCAGGCGGCAGCGTACCAGTGCCAACCCGTTACCACAGAATCCGGGTGAATATTATGAAGGCGGTTACGTGACTTCCCCTGCAGGTGATTCTTCCTACCGGGAGTTCCTGGAAGCGGCAAAGGAGCTTCGCGCCTCCTGTGAGGCTATCAAATTGATAAAGGCCTATATCGTTTACCAGGATTTGGAGAAGGCCAAAGAAACTATAGATAACGCCCGCGACACCTTTACACGCGGAAAATAAGTAATCATTATGCTAAAGATTAAGACGAACAAAGGTTATCTGGACTTAGGGGGTGACTTTACCGTACAGATCGACGAGAAATCCCCCGTCATGAACGACCGGGGATCACAAACCGTACCGGTCACGGTTCCCGTCACTGCCAACAATGCAGGGATAACCGGTTTTGCCCACCGGCTCGACATGGGTGTAAAACCGATGAATGAAGATCAGACATGTACGGTATTGGACGGGGTGTATAAACGTACCGGAAAGATAAATATCGTTTCCGCCGGCAGGACGGAAGGAATTACTTTAAATATCGGTTTTGACAATTCGGAAGCCTACAGCGCCTGGAAAGCAAAGAAACTGAACTCGATCACATTACCCAGCATAAGCGGCGGTACCGTTAGCGGTCTTATGTCCTCTATAAACTGGTTCTTCACGGATTCCCATGAAGATTTTGCCATATTTCAAATAGTAGTCAAAAATGATTCCAAGGACGGCACGTATTACCCGCAATACATAAACCGTATCACTTTGGATTCAAACGGTGAATATGCCTTATGCTATCAGGCAAGGACGGAAACACTACTGATAAATGATACCCCGACCGAAACGAGTTTACCGGAAGGGTACGGCGTGGCCCCCTTCTTATACGTGCACCGTGTCCTGGACTTTATATTTTCAGAATTTGGTTATACTATAACCGAAAATCCTTTTAAGACGGACAAGGAACTTTCCAGCCTGGTAATCCTGAACAATGCCGCCGACTGTTGCGTGACGGGTATCCTCAATTATGCCGATTTAATGCCGGATTGTACGATTGAGGACTTTTTAAACGCGCTGTATGTACGTTTCGGACTGGTTTATAATGTCTCTTCCGATACGAAAACGGCCACTTTAAGACTGATCCGGGATATAATGGAAGATGAACCTGCCGTTGATCTGTCCCGGAATCTGACGGCGGAACCCCTTATCAATTATGAAACGGCCCGTCAGATAAAGTTATCGGCCAAAACGTCTTTTACCGGTGCCGCGCCTTCGGTGGAACGGTACGAGGACTATATCAAGGGGAACGAAAAAATGGTTATCCGTGTAAGCCGTTTCGATCCTTCCCAGGCCTCCGTGTGGCTGAACTACGAGAAGACCACCGGCAACTGGTACAAATGGGATTCGGGCAACAAGAAGCATACGTTATCATCATCCAGTTTCTTTAACTGGGACCGGAAGACGGAAAACGTAGAGGACGAGGAGCTGGCGAGCGATGATGAATGCGTGTTTATGGATTTTGCCCCGAACGGCCTTCTTTCCCCGTATTACCTGGCCGGGTATGTGCACCGTTATACCTACCTGAAAACCTCTTCCGATGATGAAGAGGATTCGGAAAAGGAGGAGACGCCGCTTTCCTTCGCTTTCGCTTTTACAAAGGCCGTTACGGAAAGTACGGATTATTCCTTCGGTTCTATTTTACCATACGCTCCGGACGGCGGAGAAATTACGTTAAAAGACGGCAGCAAACATACGATATCGCTTTTATTCCAGTTTGAAGACGGTCTGTTTGCCAAGTTCTGGCAGAAGTATGACGCCGTATTAAGGCACTCTTTTAACCAGGTGGACACAAACACCCTTTTACCGGTTCACCAGCTTATGAAAATGGATGTCTTGACCCCGGTAGCCCTGCGGGGGCAGTACATGCTTCTGGACGGCCTTTCCTATTCGCTTCCTGCGGGTAAACTGGTACCGGTAAACATTACGTTGCGTTCCCTGCGTCTGATCGGTCCCTATAATCTGGATAATGAACAGGGCATTCCCGTGTGGGGCGGTGCTTCCTACGTGTGGGTCGTATATTCTTCCAATTTGCAGAGTGTACAGGCCGGAAGGGTGGAATATTGGGAAGATTATTACCGTTATCACTGGATGTATGCTGTGTACGGTTGCCGTGTATCGAATACGATATATGACGGGTATGTTACGCCGTCAACGGATGAGGATATATTAAAAAATCCGCCCACCGCACAGGATAACATCATAGAAAAAACTTACAAATGTAAGATAGAGGTTGAAATCGAGGTAAACGAGCGTTCCGGCGCGGCCAACTATTTTTGTTACGAAACGGAAGAAGTCGAATACCAGGTAAGGTTTGTCGCATCGAGGGTGCTTAGCTGATCCCGTCCTTTATTCTTCCTTTGATAAACCCAACTTTTGCAGCATGGAAAAGCAGAATAATATCATCCTTGCCCCGTCATCTTCACAGGTGACGGAGCTTTATAAGCTTTGGAGGGAAAACCATGCGGGGCGGCTCTCGGACTTTTACAAGTTCCTGACGTCTCCCACGGATCAGCGTGATCGTTTCCTTTCCGGACTTGAAAATAAGAGTGAGTTTAACGGAATATTCATCGTTAACACCTTTGAATTATGAGTTTGACAGCAAACATTGATCCGACGGAAAACGCCTTTACCGGAAACCCTGTTTATCTTTCGGTAGAAACTACTTCTATGGCGACTTACAATATAATGTATTTCGTGAACTTTGAATTTATGCGTTCCATATTTACCGGTAACGGTAATGGAAGTTTCAAGGTGAATATCGCGGAGGTCCTGGAAACGCTTTTTGTTGATATTCCCCCGTTAACGGACAGTTCCGAGATGTTGATAAGCCTTTCCGATAAACGGTATAACAAGGCGGTCGTCACGATCACCCTTCAAAATGAGGAGGAAGAAACGGCCACTTTGGTTGTTACTGCCTGGCGTGGCGGTATATCCAAACGGGCTTTTAAGAAATTGCATGAAGAAGGTAATAACATCTTTTCTTTGAAGTTCTTGAATGAATCCTGCAATTTCTTCTTTACCACCCGGAGCAATGACTGGCGTATAACGATGCGCGAGACGGAACTTTACCCGCTCTGTTTCATCTATCCGGAGCACGAGCTGAAAATAACGGAACTTCTTACCGGACAAAGCCTTGCAGTACCAGGCACGGCAGGGAATTTCTACGCCTTGAACCTGGAGGCCGTAAGACTTAAATTCTTTACCGATTACGGGGTACTGGCCAACCTTTTTGACGTGTATAGCGGTGAAACGTTCGCTCTCCGGATCGGGATCGAGCAAAGCCCGACGGTCCGCGAGCGTTACCGGCTCCGGTTCCTGAACAGTTACGGGGTTTACGAGGTGTTTTCCCTGGAAGGCGAGGCGAGCGTAACTCCCGGCATGGATGAAGACGAAGACGCTGTTTTCCGGCGTTACGATGAAATTACCGATGATTATTATTCGGATCGCATACGTACGGAGATACAGGAAGCCGTAACGGTTAAGACGGGATTCAAACGCCCGCAGGAAATACGCTTTCTTCTTGACCTGCTTTCCTCCGATGATGTCTACCTGGCAGGTTACGGCCGGGAAGAGATCAAGGTAATTCCTTCGGCGGAAGAGTTTTCTTACCGTGTCCGTCCGGACGCGCCGCAGAACGTGACGTTAAAGCTCACGTTTGCCGAGAAGGAGTCCAACTGGACGGGAGAAATCACGGAAAGCGGCTACCGGAAACCGCGGGTTCATTCCAAAGAGTTCAGTAAACAATTTAATTAATGTATCTATATGGCAACACAGGAGTATATCGATGATCTTATTATAGTCATTGAAACCGCGGAGGACGCGGAAAGCGTTACCAACCAAATGGTGGCGGCGGTTCTTGGCTTCTTGAACGAACACCTGAAACTGGTTTCCCAGGGTAAGGAAATCGAGGCGGAGGAAGCCGCCCGCATTGCCGCCGATGCAGCCTTGCAGAAGGCTATCGACGCCGTTTCTCTACGTATCGACCGGCTTGTCGGCAACAACGCTTCGCAGGCAATCGACAACTTTAACGAAATTCTTGCTTTTCTGGACGGGCTTAAAGACAGTGATTCGCTGGCCGCATTGCTGGCCGATATCAACGCCCGTATCGGCAGCGAAGACGGTTCACAGAGTGAAGACGGTTCCCTTTGGGGAAAGCTGAAAAGTCTGTCCCAGGATATTAGCAGTTGTTCCGAGGACATAAGCACGTTGCAGGCAGACCGTGACGAAATGAAACAGGAGTTGCAGGAAACTGCCGGGCGTCTGTCTTCCACCTTTACCAATGTAAACAACCTCTTGAACGCCGGCAGCGTTTATAGTGATCTGTCGGGGGTGTTTGCAGCATTGAAAACGGCGGGGAAGATTGACGATGTCCGGAAAAACGGCGTGATCCTTTCTTTCCTCACTGCCGACGGCTGGGTGACGAAACAATTTAAAGGCAATCCGGACACGGATTTTGAGAATGTCGAAAAGTGGGAGGATTTCGGCAGCGGCGGTTCAGGCGGCGGGAATACCTATAATGTAACCGGCAGTGTGCCGCTTACGGAAGGTTTCTATACCCTGGCTTCCGCCATTGCCGCGGTACCGGAGAAGTGGCGCGGCCGGGGGCGTGTCATCACCTTTGAAACATCGCTCGGCAAATGGGAGACGTACCAGTTTACCGGAACCGCCCTGGATGCCTGGGACCAGGAGGCGAGCTGGGAAGAGTTCGGCGGCAAAGGAACGGTAAAGAGCGTAACGGTAAACGGCGAGAAGCAGACGCCGGACGCGGCCGGTAATGTGAATGTAAACGTGGATATCCTGGAAGTGGACGAGACTTTGTCCACCGATTCCACCAATCCGGTAGAAAACAAGGTAGTAACCGCCCGTTTTAACGAGGTGGACGCTTCCACGCTGTTTAACGTAAATGCGGAGGTAAGCGAGGATGAAACATCCGTCCGTCTGTCTTTCCAGAACAAAAGCGGCGCGGAAATTACCGCCGTGGATATCCCGGCCGGTTCCGGTGGAGGTTCCGGCGAAACGGTGGCTACTAAAATTGTCTTGAATGCGGCTGTAGATAACGCCATAATCAAGGAAGGCGGAAACGCCCGTCTTACTTATACATACGATCACCAATACACCACGGGGGATGAAAAGGGGGAATCTACCGGGCAAAAGGCGGATATCACCGTTACGATCAGGCGTGGAACAACTACCATGTATTCCCAGACGGTCAGCGATGTTTCCAAAGGCAGTTACGAACTGGACCTTTCAAGTTACTTGCTTGTTGGGAATACCGATATTTACGTAGTGGCAACCACAACCGATCCGACTACCGGCAAGAAACAGACCCGACAGGCGTTTACATCCGTGAAGGTTGTCAGCCTTTCCCTTACCAGCTCTTACAATCTGGCCGGGGCCATAGCCGCAGGCGGTTATACCCTGGCCGACACGATTAATATCCCTTATGCCGTGAGCGGTTCCGGAACAAAGGTCGTCACGCTTTATCTGAACGGCCGGCAACAGAACGCGCACACCATTACAAGATCGGGAACGACAAACGGCAGTTTCAGTTTGTCCCCCTCTTCGCTTGTGACCGGCCGGAATACCGTTCAAATGGTTGCCGAAATGGAGGCTTCCGCCGATCTCGTGTTAAAGTCTGAAAGTATCTATATTGATATTCTGAAATCCGGAGGATCGGCACCGTTCATCGGCACGATGATGAGTTTTCCGGACGGCCGTATTTTTACGGAGGACCATCTTGTTCCGCGCTTGGAAGCGGGGCAGTACGAACAGGTAAAATTTGACTTTGTGGCTTATGATCCTGACGCAACGCCGGCTCAAATGGACGTTTACCGGGACGGGGTGAAAACGCAGTCTGTCAGTGTGGCCCGTACTACGCAGACATATACCAACCGTTTTACGGAGCAGGGCGAGATCACTATGAAATTTAAGACGGGGGCCACGGAATACCCGTTTTATATCGACGTAACGGAAAGCGGGATCGACTTGCAGGAAACTACCGCCGGGCTTGTACTGAAACTTTCGGCAGCCGGGCGGAGCAACAGCGAATCCGATCCGGGAGCCTGGGATTATGGCGACATACATACGACATTTTCTGGTTTCGACTGGAGCAGCAACGGCTGGACGGGTGACGCCCTGAAACTTACGGGAGGCGCGAAGATTGAAATCGGGTACCGGCCGTTCTCCACGGATGCAACCACTACCGGGGCTACCTATGAAATGGAAATTCTTTGTTCGTCGGTAACGGACCGGCAGGGGGTGATACTGGACTGTATGGCCGGCGATATCGGTTTCCAGATGACAACGGAGCAGGCCCTTATGCGTGTTTCCGGCGGTACGGAAGTAAGTACGAAGTTTGCAAGTGATATGAACCTGAAAATGGCCTTTATTGTCGGGGCCAAGGCCGGTAAGCGGTTGCTGGAACTTTATGTAAACGGAATCCGTTGCGGAGCGGTGCAGTATGGGGCTACCGAAGGATTACTGCAGGCGGAACCGGTGAACATCCGTTTGTTCAGTGATACGGCGGATGTGGAGATCAGGAATTTCCGTATTTATAACCGTGCGCTTACGGATGATGAAGAATTGAACAATTACATGGTAGACCGGACTACGTCGGACGAAATGGTCCTGTTATTTGAAAAGAATGATGTTACGGGGGACAACGGTACGGATATCGACATAGACAAGTTACGCGCCCAGGGAAAGGCGGTTATGCGAATTGTCGGCGATGTGAACCTTGTCAACGCCACCAATAACAAGAAATTCGAGGTACCGGTCGATATCTATTTTTATAGCCCGCAGGGTAAGGAGTACGATTTTGTAGCAAGGAATGTCGGTCTAAGAATACAGGGTACATCATCCACCACTTATCCGCGTAAGAATTACCGTCTTTATTTCTTGCGCCTGGAAAAATACGGTACCACGCTGGAAGTTAACGGCGTGGATGTGCCGTCCCTTGAATACAGTTTCAAACCGGGAGCACGGCCGATCAGTATATTCTGTTTGAAAGCGGACTTTTCCGATTCTTCCGGTACACATAATACCGGTGCGGTGCGTATTGTGAACGACGTTTGGAAGAGGTGCGGGTGGCTGACACCGCCGCAGGCTGCATATAAGGGGGAATATGACGTACGTATAGGCGTGGACGGTTTCCCTATGGACCTGTTTTATGACAACGACGGCACCGGTGCGAATACTTATCTGGGAAAATACAATTTCAATAATGAGAAGTCGGAAAGTGCGATCATTTACGGTTTTGAAGGAATTGAAGGATTCAACGACGAAGCGGCCCTGAACGGGCAGCGTAACAAATGTATCTGTCTGGAGTTCCTGAACAACTCCGAGGCCCTTTGTCTGTTCGGGACTACCGACATGTCTTCTTTTGATGATGCGCTGGAATTTCGTTTCAAGGCGGACACTACCTGGGCGGATGCACACGAGGACGACAAGGCGGCAGTTACAAGGCTTTGGAACTGGATCGATTCATGTAAGGATGATCCCGCCAAGTTCCTGGCGGAATATAACCAGTATTTCGGTAATGACAGCCCGTTTGCATGGTATCTGATTACCGATTACTTTATGGCTGTGGATAACCGGGCAAAAAACATGATGCTGGCGACTTGGGACTCTCTGATCTGGTATTTCCTTCCTTACGATATGGACACGCTGTTCGGTGTGCGTAATGATTCGGTACTGAAATACGAATATACCATTACCCACGAAAGTTTTGACGATAGTATCGGTAGTTATGCTTTTGCCGGCCATGATTCCGTTTTATGGGAACTGGTACGGTCTTGTCCGGACAAATTGCGTGAAGTGGCGGAAACCTTGCGTAGCAATATGAGCCTTGAATATGTCCTGCAAGTATTTAACGAGGAACAAATGGGCAACTGGTGCGAGCGGATTTATAACAAGGATTCGGAATATAAATATATCCTTCCGCTTACCGAAGGGGTGACAACCGGCAGCGGAACCAGTTATTATAATTATCTGTATGCCTTGCAGGGAAGCCGTTACGCGCACCGTACTTATACCATTCAGAACCGTTTCGCCCTTCTGGATAGTCAATACGTGGCCGGTACTTATCGTCGTGACAGCTTCGCGGCTTATTTCGGGTATAAGTTCGGCAGCGATAACCGGAAAATTCGGATTACGGCCTCCGAACGGTATTATTACGGGTACGGTTACACGTCCGGAACACCGCACCAAAGCGCGGTACTTGCAGAAACGGCCGGGGCTGTGGTGGAACTGACAATGGACACGGATTTAATAGTAAACGATCCGCAATATTTCTACGGTGCAAGCCGTATTCGCGGGCTTGATCTGACGGATGTAGCCCACGCCATTGTCGGCACGTTGAACCTGAACAACTGTACGGCCTTGCGTGAACTGAATGTTAGCTGTGAGGCCGGACAGATGACACTTAACGCCCTTCTGGTGGGTAATTGCCGTAACCTTCGACAACTCGACATATCCGGGCTTAAATCCTCTTCCTTTACCGGTATGGACCTTTCAAGCAACACCAAACTTGAAACCTTCCTGGCCGGTGATACATCCCTTACCGGTGTGACATTCGCCGGCGGTGCGCCTCTGGCCGTTTGCGTCCTTCCCGCAACTTTGCAGACGCTGGAGCTCCGGTACCTGAACAAACTGACCAATGCAGGGCTGCAGCTGGAAAGCACGGCAAATATCACGCGCCTTGTGATTGATAACTGTAGCCTGATCGACTGGAACACGTTGTTACAGCAATGCAGCGCGACCAGCTATCTACGAATTACCGGTATAGATATGGACGGGGACGGAAGTTTGCTTCGCGGGCTTATGACAATGGGCGGTGTTGATGAAGACGGGGGAAACGTGCAGACGTGCCGCCTGGTGGGTACGTACCGGCTGACCCAGTCCATGTCGGACGAAGAGTACGCCGCCACCTGTGCGCACTTCCCGGAACTGAATATCATTCAGCCGCAGTTTGTCTGCATAAAAATAGACCAGACGGTAGAGGACGGGGAAAAGATTACAAACCTGGATAACTCTACCGGATATGACTATAATACGGAATTTACCCCGTCTTCCCATATCCTGGAGGTGTTGGCGAAAAGACATTGCGTTCTGGCCAAAAAGACGGCGGAGGGTGAAATGACCTGTTATCCGCTTCATGATGAGAGCCGGAACAAATACGCCGACAGTGACAGCGTGGAGAACGCCACGGATGCAGTATTAACCGGATCGGAAGGCGAAGTTTACGTATATGAGCCTCATTACTGGTACAAGGGAGTAACGGACGTGCTGAACCAATGTCTGTACGGTTTTATTTCAAGCAATGAGGATGCGCCGGCAGCGGCAGGGTACACCAGTGTAAAACTTACCCGCGAAGAGCTGGAGGTAACGGAAGGGATCGGGATTCGTAAGAATACGGATTACACGACCCTTGAAGAGGCGAAGAATGAATACGAATCCGGATCGTTCGCCCTGGTGGACGTGCGGGATTACAAGCAGGTCCGTTTCCCCGGTCTGGCTTCCACTCTTTACGGGGCTGCATTTATAGATGATACGGGCAAAATAGTAAGTCGGGTAAGCGTTTCAAACGCGAACGGTTTTATTAATGGTATGTACCTGTTTTGTGCTGTTCCCGCAGGGGCTACTTTCCTGGCCTTTACTTTCCTTAATTCGGCGGCCTTCGATTTCGTTTTACTCACAACGTCGGAAAGTGTGGAAGCGATCGAGCCGGACTGGGTAGAGCATACGGAATGCCTGGGCGGTGCTTATGAAGCTTACTTGATTGATGATGTATTGCGTTCTGTCAGTGGTGTTTCAAGTGTAGGAACCATTTCACAGAGCCAGGCAATCAAATACGCCCAGAACAGGGGCAAAGGTTTCCAGCTGTTCGACTGGGAGATGCACAAGGATGTGGGTAATCTGCATTTCTTTAAATACGGTAATACCGATTCGCAGGGAGTTTGCGGATATGGAACAAGTAATTACCAAAAAGTGACGGGCCTTACAAATGCACTGGGGATGCGTGATACGGTTTCTTATTATAAGGAAAAAGGCGGTTCCAATCCACAGGCGGAAGGTGCTTACCGGGACGGTGTAAATTATCAGTCCGTCAATGTACTGGGATATGAAAATTTCCAGGGAAATAAGGCGGAATGGTTGCAGTATGTCACGGTAAACAAGACGGCAGCGGACGGAAGGTGGTTTATTACCATGCCGGACGGAACGGAACGCGTTGTACAGGGAATTACTGTTTATAATGCGGATATTTATCCTACCCACATGGTTTGGGGCCGGTATATGGATTTGATTGCAGCCAAAGAAGGCGGTTCCACTTCTTCACATTGGTTCGACAGGTTCTATGTGGGTACCGGGCTTTCTCGTGTGGTGTATCGGTCGTACTACTACGCGAGCGCGTTGGGCGGTGTTTCGTGTGCGTTCGCGAGTTACGATTCATCGTACACGTTTGCGTACATCGGCGTTCGGCTTGCCTTCAGGGGCATAATACGCTGGGCGGGCAGCGTCGCGGCCTTTAAAGCCATAAATCAGGCTGATTAAGATAAAAAAAACAACGTAAAACGTTGTGCGGGTAGCGCAGGCGTCCGGAAGTAAGACGGGTGCCGGTGCTTCCTGAAAGTACAAAGGCGGATTTCCTCATATACACTCGTGTGGTGTATCGGTCGAACAACAACGCGAACGCGTTAGGCGGTGTTTCGTATGCGAACGCGAATAACGATTCATCGAACACGAATGCGAACATCGGCGTTCGGCTTGCAAACAATTAGGATAAAGAAAAAGCGCATAAGCCTTAAAAATTGGCGTACAACAGTGGGGACGTGTCCCCGGCGTGGAGCCAAGAGGAATGAGCCTCGCCAACAGCAGCCGTTTACGGCTGGAAAGGGGAAAAATAAAGCGCAGGGCAATGGGGTTTGGTAGGAACTTTTTTCGAAGAAGCCCGGCCCGGGGAATTGAAGGCTAATTTATTATCATGTGGAGAGAAGATAATATTATAGAAGAGATTGTCGAGGACTCCAATATAGAGGACGCCATAAAAACGGTATTGCGTAAAAGAAGACGAAAGCGCAGCTTTGCCGGGCGTAGAATACTGGCGGATGTCCCGAAGGCAGTAGAGAGGATCAGGAAACGGATCAGGAGCGGGCGGTTCAAGCTCGGAGGATATCGGGAAATGACCGTAGACGACGGGCCGAAGGTAAGGATCGTACAAGCGGTTTCCCTGGAGGACAGGATCGTTCTTAACGCTGTTATGAATGTGGTGGACCGGCATTTGAAAGTACGTTTTATCCGGACTACTTCCGCATCCATTAAAAACAGGGGAACGCATGACCTTTTACAGTATATCGTTAAAGATATAAAGGATGATCCCGAAGGAACCCTGTTCGGGTACCAGTTCGATATAACGAAATTCTATGAGAGCGTAGACCAGGACGTTTTGCTGGATGCAGTGAAAAGGATGTTCAAGGATAAAATATTGATCGGAATCCTGGAAGAGTGCATCCGCATGATGCCTAAAGGCGTAAGTATCGGGCTAAGATCATCACAGGGGCTTTGTAATTTGCTTCTATCCATTTACCTGGATCACCGGTTAAAGGATCAGGAGGCGGTAGCACATTATTACCGGTATTGTGACGATGGTCTGGTGCTTTCCGGTAGTAAGAAATACCTTTGGAAGGTTAGGGATATCATTCATGAACAGACCCGGAAAGCTCGCCTGGAGATTAAAAGCAATGATACCGTTTTCCCGATCACCGAAGGTATCGACTTTCTGGGATATGTAACCCGCCCGGATCATGTACGGTTAAGGAAGCGTAACAAACAAAAGTTCGCCCGCAAGATGCACAAGATTAAAAGCAAGAAACGTAGGCAGGAGTTAACCGCTTCATTTTACGGGCTTACGAAACATGCCGATTGCAAGAACTTATTTTATAAACTAACAGGAAAGAAAATGAAAAAATTAAAAGATTTGGGCTACAAGTACAAGCCTAAAGACGGACGGAAACGATTTACCGGGACAAGGATCAAGTCGCCCGAACTGATGAACAAAGATGTGATCGTACTTGATTATGAAAAGGATGTGCCGACGAAAAACGGAAACCGGACTGTTATAAAGCTGGAACTCGACGGCAAGGAGAGAAAGTATTTTACCAGCCTGGAGGAAACACTTTTCATTTGTGAATCAGCGGCAAAAGACGGAGAACTGCCTTTTGAAGCACATTGCGAAGGTGAAGTAAGTGAAAAAGGATTGATAATTATACATTTTACTTGAAATGATACGAATTTATGCAGACAGCAAGGCGGAACCGGTAAGATGTACCAACCGCCGCCGGGGAATCTGGCGTATTACGTGGGATTACCAGGAAACAGAGACACCCGAAGGAGTGCAACGTAGTTACATGGAAGAGACGTTCGATCATCTACCCGCACTGGCAGAAATCAAGGCGGTTATTAATGAATGGTATAACCGGAAGATAACCGACACGATCGAAAGCGGGTACGTATGGAACGGCCTGAAAGTCTGGCTTTCCATGGAGAACCAGATGAATTATAAGACGGCGTACGATCTTGCCTTGCAGACAGGCGGGGAAAACCTTCCTGTTACTTTCAAGCTCGGGGAAGAAGACAACCCGACGTTTTACGAGTTTGCAAGTATGCAGCAACTACAAGAGTTTTACACCGGTGCCGTGAAACATATACAGGAGACACAAAAGGAAGGCTGGGCACTTAAAAAGGCGATAGACTGGAGCGTTTATACGTTGGAGTAGAAAAGTGAAGGGGGAAGCAGGAAACACGTTTCCCCCTCACTTTTGGGGTTATAACATATCATCAAAGGCGTGTATTCCCACTTCGCGTTCATCCTCCAGAACATGTGCGTAAACCATTGTCATAGTTATAGAACTATGTCCCAAAAGGTGGGATAGTGTTACGATATCATGTGTTTTCTTATAATACAGGGTAGCGAATGTATGCCGGCCGGTTTTTGAACTGATATCCTTTGTTATTCCTACTTTACCGGCTATAGTTTTCAGTACCCGGTTTATATCCTGATCCGTGGGAAGGTTCATAAACAGGTTGCCTTTTGTACGTCCGGCCCGATAATATTCATAGATATAACGTGCCGGGTCCGATAAAGGTACAGTTACCGGTATTTTGGTCTTGCCTCGTGTGTAGTGTAGTTCATTCCCTATGAACTGGTTTATCTGCAATGCTTTTGCATCGCCTATATGCAAAGAAGTAAAACAAAGAAACAGAAAAAAACGGAGTACGTTCTGGGTACATTCTTCCAAGCGGCCGGACCGGTACAAAGCGGTCAGGCGGAGGAGTTCTTCTTCCGTCAGGTATATAACTTCACTTTTGGGGCGACGTATCTTTATGGCCGCGAACGGGTCATGGTCCATATAACCGCCACGTATGGCGGCACCTACATATATTTTGATAGTAGCCATGTTACGCCATGCCGTAGAATCCATGTTACCTATTTTGCGAAGATATGCAAAGAAAGACAGGAGAAATTCGTGGGTAATCTCTGAAAATACAAGGCCGGGTGCGAATGTTTCCAGTTTCTTGATGATAGAAACGTGATGTTTCCAGGTACCGAAAGAAATAGTTTTGCTAATTTGTTTGAGGTAAACCCGTGCAAAATCAAAGAAGGTACCAAAATCGGAGGGATTGTTATACTGGCGGAAGAAACTTTCTTTTGTCAGCGTCTCATTTTTAAGACGGGCACGGACAAATATATCGCTTACTCGTGAACGGATATTGGAGATGATTAAATTTTTATCCTTACTTTCTTTGTCCCGGCCTTTTATCACTTCGTTTTGCTCATCCCATTCTTTAGAGGTGACACTTAACCTTACCGCGATTCTTATTTTCTCGCGGTTGATATAAAATTCCACATACAGGGGGAGCCGGTCGGTTTTGCCTTTTTTGCCTTGTCTTACAACTCTTATTGCCGTCATTTTTATATGCCTATTTTATGCCTGTAGAGGGGATATGCCTACAAATATGCCTACACAGGCAGGTTATTAAAAGTTAAACGGGGCGAAAGTAAAACGTTTAATATCAGCTATTTAAAAGAAAAATCCGATAACATTTAACTGTTACCGGATGTTAATAGTGATTCCGTTGCGATTCGAACGCAAGACCCACGCCTTAGAAGGGCGTTGCTCTATCCAGCTGAGCTACGGAACCAGCCTTAATTGCGGTGCAAAGGTACGCTTTTTTACGAATATTGCAAATTTTTGTATCACCTTTTTTCGTTACCTATGTATAAAAGGCTCATTTGCTACATAAAAAGTAATGATTAGTTACCTTTACAAACAAGATACACGGTATTTATATACAGATGTATTAAAACATTTTGCAAATTATCAATGTTACTAATTATAAAAAGTAAAAATATGGAGGAATATTCAAGTAGGAAAAGTAGCATTGACCCGAAAATGAATGAAAGAGTAATAACAACTAAATTTTAAAGAGATGGAATGGGAAAATCAGTTGATACAAGAATTGCAATGGTCAAATAAAATCAGCAATAAGGCGAGTAAGGAATTGGTAGCCCAGGAGATTGCCGGACTGGCCAAAGACGGTGATGTCATAGGAGCAGGCTCCGGCTCTACCGTTTATCTCACTTTGTTTGCATTAGCTCAACGAGTTAAACAAGAATCTTTGCATATAGAAATCATTCCGGCATCTGCCGAAATTTCGATGACATGTATACAGCTTGGCCTGCCGCAAACTACTCTGTGGAATAAGCGTCCGGATTGGACATTCGACGGTGCAGACGAAGTGGATCCGCATAATAACCTCATCAAAGGACGTGGTGGAGCCATGTTTAAGGAGAAGCTCCTAATTAAAAGCAGTGGTAAGACTTACATCATTGTCGATGAGAGCAAGCTTGTCAGCAAACTGGGGAGCAAATACCCCATACCGGTGGAAGTATTTCCACATGCTCTCTCCCATGTGGAAAACGAGATACGCTTATTGGGAGCTTCAAAAATCAGCCTACGTCTTGCAGAAGGAAAAGACGGTCCGGTATTTACCGAAAGCGGTAATTTCATTCTTGACATTCATCTCAGCAACATTGTTCCTGATTTGGAACAGAAACTGAAAGCCATTACCGGGGTTATCGAAAGCGGGCTGTTCATTGGTTATGACATTACAGTCCTAATGGCAAACCGCTGATGTACCAAAGTACAAATAAGGCAGTCCATGCCAATAGAATGACTAAAGAATATCTCCAAGTATACTTCAGTAGTGAACCATAAGTGGATTGCCTATCATATTGCTGCATATAGGTCAAGACAAGTGGCATGTAGAACATAAAAGGTGTTATGGCATTTGTTGCACTGTCACCTATACGGAACGCACATTGGGTCATATCCGGCGAAATGCCCATACTTGCCAATACCGGAACAAAAATGAAAGACATAAAAGCCCATTTAGCTGTGGCAGATACCATAAAGAGATTGACCAGCGCCGTAAAAAGAATGAAGAGAATCAATATCCATAAACTACTCAAAGAGGCGGAGGACAGCAGATTAGCGCCTAAAATGGCAATGCACTTGTCCAAGTGGGAATATTCAAAACAAGCAAACATCTGTGAGGCAAAGAAAGCTATCACAAAATAAACGCCCAGCAGTTTCATCGGCTGCGTAAGTCCTTCTATCACATCACCGTCCGTACGGTATCGGCCGGAGGCAAAACCATAGACCATCCCCATCAAACCTATTCCAAACGAAAGCAAAAACAGAATACCAACTATAAACGGAGAACGAATCAACCCACCATTGACACTCCGCAATATCCCCCATGAAGAGAATGTAGCCCACAGAATAATGGCAATATACAGCAAGCCTGCAAATACAGCTCCCAACATAGCTCTCCGTTCCTTGCGGGACAGTTGTTTGTAGCCATTAAAATGAATATCCCCTGCATACATTCCCAAGTGCGGCAACAAGCTCCTGCGGGTAATATGATAAATGATGAATGCAAGCAGGAACGTGGAAACAAAGAGAAAATAATAATTGCACAGCGGTCCAGTCTGCCCCGGAGCAATATTCATCCTATCAGCCGCTTCTTGCGTTACAGAGGCAATCATGGGGTCTAATGTACTCAAAAACACATTAGCGCTATAGCCACAAGAGACTGAAACATAAGCTGTAATTATACCTCCAATGGGGTGCAGACCGACGGACTGGAACAAAGTTGCAGCTATCGGCAACAGAATGATATATCCTGCATCTCCCACTATATTGGACAACAGTCCTAAGACAATGACCAGCAGAATAATGCGCCAAGGATCACGTGGACGTCGTACCCCCCTGCGAATACATGCATCGATGAAACCCGAATGCTGTGCCACCCCTATTCCGAACATAGCCACAATCACCAGCCCTAACGGAGCGAATCCCGTAAAATTGGTTATGACATGGCGCAGCAGCCAGCGTATGCCCTCCGGACTCAGCAGGCTCTGCACCCGTATTTCTTCTCCAGTCTGCGGTTGCAGCACGCTCAGACCATAGACATCGAATATCCATGAAAGGAGGATGACTGCCAGCGTCAGCAGGAAGAACATCGTAGCGGGATGTGGCATTCGGAGTTTACTCATCGTCGGCTTCCAGATTGTCTATATTCAAGATTCGAAGTTCCAATGCACGCACCACCAGACGAGTGGCATTCACCCCCACCCGTTCACTAGGCGGGAAAAGACGGCCGACCAAGTCATTCTGCCGTTTCTCCAGCGACTTGACTCCAAAAGGCATTCCCCTAAGATTGGCAATCATTTCTTTGGTATAGCCCAGTGCCAAATGACGGAGGAAACGCTCGTCATACTCATCAATATCATAGCTTATGATTGCTTCCTGACGTTTTGCATCATTCAGGACAGATTTCTTGAAGCGTTCCACTATCTTCTCCAGTATCGGATAGTTAAAGACCAGCTTCTTGCCGTCCATCACTGCCTGCACATCGGTTTTGGTCAGCAACTCTCCGGTTTTCAGGATAATGCCGTCGGCACCGGCTTCAAGTACGTCCACCCATAACTTCTCATTCAATATTTCTCCCGTGAATATCAGCACATGTACTCCCGGATAACGCTTGAAGATATTCCGGCAGATGTCCACCCCGATTGTGGTCGAACCTCCCAATCCCAAGTCCAGCAGAACAAGATCCGGTACGCCGGCTTCAATCAATGTCCAGAACTCCTGCTCAGTCATAGCAGTACCTATTACCTCCGCATTGGGAATTTCATGGCGGAAAATCTCTTCCGTCCCTTTCAGCTCCAACTTGACATCTTCAACGATGATTACTTTAAATTTTTTGTCTTCCATATTTCATTTTTTCGGTAGCGTAAAATATATTGTAAAACCTCCTTCCTTTCCCGGTTCGGCATTGATACGGCATCCCCGGCGTCCGGCAAACTCGTCATGGTCGCGGATAATCTGCTTGCACACCAGATATTCCGTACCATACAGTTCTCCTTTCTCACCGGCCGTCATGCGGGACAAGTCGGGATAGAACAATTGGTTCAATTCTTCACGGGTCTTTTCCCTGCGCATATCTGTAAACAGAAAACGTATAAATTCCCCATCTTCCCGGGCCGACAGACAGACAGCTCCATCCAGAGTTACGGAGCAAGCCTCGTCTATCAGGTTTTCAAGCAGGAAACGCAACTGGTTCCAGTCACCGGTAATCCGTCCTTCCAACGGTTGTATCTTAAAATCAATATGCGCCTTGTTTCCCTTATACACTTTGCGGAAATATTTCCCGGCAGTAGCCATAAGTTCCGGCACAGATATTGTCGCACGCCTAAAAGTCACCTCTTCCAACTGGCGGGAAGCGCATGAACTGAGTGTCGTAAAGATACCTTTGTAATACTCTATCAATTCGCTGATGGCAACCACCGTTTCCCGCTCCTCCGCTTCTGTCTGTTTGCCGGACCGCAGTTTCCCTATCAGCTGCTTTATCTTGTTCGGATAATAAATCGTTTCATGCTTGATGGTCGAAAGACAATTATCCAGCACCATGTTCTGTACATGCAGCAAACTGTCTTCCCAGGAAGCTCGCCGGGCTTCATCTTGAGCCACTTCGATGTCCCGGTATTTCGTAGCCAACTTAACCACTGCATTGAAGATTACAATGGAGACATAACGGGCTATCAGTTCCAAAAGCAAATGGTCGGTCTCCTGCTCCGTACCTTCCCTGCGTTCCAGACACAGCACACCTATGCAACGACACATATTGCCTGCATCCACAACAAGCGGCAATGCTTGTATACCCTTTTCCGATATGTACACTTGCTGCTCAAAGCAATTCTCCATATATTTCCTCCAGATAGGCAACTCGTCCACGGCGGTATCTTCCACTGGATTGGAAGTGTATTCCAGCTTATGTGTAGTCTCGTTGTATACAGCTATGCTTAACCGGTCGATACTCAAAAGTTCGTTCACTGCATCAAAAGCGGAACCTACAATCTGCCGCGGGATTTCCTTCAATGTATCCTCCTCACGCTGCAACATTTCCTCCGTATCCGAAACCGGCAACAAGGAGGCATTGAACACCTTTCCATTAATTTCCAGTACTTGCTCCAGATTCCAGCGGTTCACCAGACGTTTACGGAAGTAGAGTATGTAATATCCCAACAGCAATACGAACAGCAAAATCACCGCCAGCAAAATGCCCACCATCTTGTTGTTGGTGGAACGCTCCAGCTGCCGGCAATATTCTTCCAAGGATTGGTCTTCTCCCAACAGTTTGTATAAGGTAGTGTAGGCAGCATTATTATAGCTATAGTCATCCCATTGCTTCAATGCAAGAAATGAGACTGCCGCTTCATTCCTGATATCCAGAATTACATGGAAATCCGAATTGAACATCTGGTTCCACCAATCCAGTTCCGCAGGCGCCCCGTCTCCCGTCAGCGTCATATAGCGACGTATAGGATGGGCGTATTGCTTGTAATGTTCGTTCAGGCAATACATTGCCGAATCTATGTATTGTAAAGCCAGTTCGTATTCTCCGTCTACATTGCAGTAATAAGCTTCATTGGCATAATCGGAGGCTTCGTCCAGCAAAGCTTCGTATTCATTCTGTGCAAGCAGTGCCAAAGAATCCGGTAACACCTCTCCGGAAGCAGGCTGTTCCACAGCATGCCGGCAGGATGACATGCACAAAGACAACACGACGAGCAACACCGACACGGACTTACGGATACCGGCAGGCAGACGGAAATAAAAACGGCTGCCTTTTCCCAGCCCGCTCTCCACATTAAATAGACAGACCTTGAACAAATCATTCGTCTTGCGATATTTTTCAATGATGCCCTTACAGTTCATCAGTCCAAAGCCACTTCCTTTGTTCTTCCTCAATTCCTCCTTGTCGGGAGCGTCACTCATACCGATGGCTTTCGAGTCATATACTTTTTCTCCCACAATGCGGGCTACATCTTCCGGTGACAATCCACAACCATTATCCTCTACCGAGATTTCCACATAATCTTCCTCCTGCCGTGCATATACTTTCACCATACCGCCCTGAGGGGTATATTTACGGGCATTCTCCGCCAGTGTATTTATCATAAACAATGTAAGGGCTTTGTCTGCCTTTACCCGGATATCCGTAGGCTGCACCTCCAACGACTGTCTCTTCATCTCGAATGTACGGCTTCCCTTCCTAAGCAGCTCGAAAAGTTCATTCAATTCGAACGTCTCTATGTTCAGGCTAAGGCTTCCTTGCTTCATCTTTATCCAAAGGGCAAGAATATCATTGTATTCATTGATGGTAGTAACCAACTCGTCGATATACTGGTATTTCTCCTCTTTGATCCGCTCCTCTTTGATGAATCCTTTTTGAGTCAGTTTCTGCACTTCGTTGATGATACGGTCTATGTACGGGTGAATTCCGTTGACAATAGCCATACATGCTTTCTTTATCAGATTTTGCCGTTTGTTCCCCGCGATGTGCTGCTCGTAAATGTAGCGTTGCTTTTCCAGTCTGCGGCGTTCGTCGCCAAGGGAGATGGACGTCATGCCGTTGTCGATTGCCCATTGGATATAGGGAGTTATCACCCGTACCATCGCCTGCTCATCCTTGCTCATCCGACGCGGGAACACTAATTGCCCGTTGTCTATGCGGATATCCTTCACTCCAAACAGCTTTTCCAATTCCGGGCAGACAGCCGTCCGGATAGAGTCGACGATTTCCTCCTCAGTCTGTGCATCTGCCGGAATGGATGCCGTTATCTTCTGACAGATATCCAGCATCAGCTGCAGACGGCGGAGATGCACTCTGTTCCGGTCTTTGGAACGCTTGTTGAAAAACCAGAAGAAGAGGGATACAAGCACGAAGCCCACAATGACCAGTGACAACACGACGTTGAGTTGCCCCGCCTCCTTTTCCAATGCCTGATAGCGGCTTTCCAGTTCTTTATCCTGGCGTGTATCTTCAAGGATATCCAGGTAAATATTGCGGTTATAGTCTGATTTTTCTTTCATTCCGAGTCCTGCATACGAAACGCTCAACTGTTCACGAATACGTGAAATCCACTCGGGCACGGTTTTCAGTTTCTGCTCCATCCATGCCTTCTCCGCACAAATCGTATCTCGACGGTCAAATGCTTTCAGCCAGTCCAAACTATCGTGGCAGTCATAGAAAAGGCGGTGATGGTCATTTACACATTCCAGAGCAAGTTTTAGCGTGTCAAGAGCTTCTGTATAGTGACTGTGGGCATTCAGGTATTTGCCGATAGATACATATGCACCTGCTATCTGATACAAATCCTTGTATTGGCTGAATTTTTGCAATGCCAACTGCCCCAGACGCATGGGAAGCAGCGAATCTACCGGTACTCCAAAACGTGTCAAGGCATGGGAGCGGCGGTCTTGAAAAAATGCGTAATTATCCGGTGAAGCCATCAAGTTGGCAAGTCCCTGCACTCCATTGCCCTCAAAGTAAAGATAGCCCTTGCGCGAAGCCAACCGCCATGCGGTATAGAGCTCATCAAATTCTCTCAGTCTTCGCTCATCCGGTGTCTCACCCTCGCATAAGGCAGCAGAACCTTTGATGTAGTGATAATACAACAGCTGATTGGTATCTGCCAGCAACTCTTGTTTTTTAGTAACTTCATTAATAGAGGCTACAGCTTCCGGACGCTGTTGCAAATAATAATAATACACAGCAGATACAATATAAAATTCCGAACGGGCATAATTCAAACGCATTTGCTCGTGTTGGTCCACAAACAGATTGTCATCCTCCGCTATTCTTTTCATACGGTGCAAGGCACTATTGCGATAATCGTAGAACTCCTTGTTCAACGCCGTCCGCTGATAAATCTTCATCAAACCGATGTCGGCAATAAGGAGTTCCAGTTCATTCTTGGTCAGATTATAGACATCCATATGAAACTTTTCGGCCTGCTCAAAATCCATGCGCATAAAAGCACAAAAGCCCAGATTATTGGATGCTTCCGCTTTTCCTTGTTTATAGAGGCTGACTTCACGGTAGGCTCTTGATGCCGCATGGCAGGATGAATCCAGGTTTTTATAACGAAAAGCATAAGCCACCTGGTTTAGAGAGTCGATAAGGCGTACTTCCTTCATGGGTGCCGTTCCCACACACGAAACCATTGTTGTACAAAGGCACAACAACCCCGCAAACCATATAAAAGAAAGTCGTTTCATAAAGCAAAGCTACGAATAAATCCGGGAAAGAAAAATAATTTTTATACAATAACTCTTGTTTTATGTAACGGGAAATTCCTACCTTTGCATGCAAATTAACAAATAGGTAACATCTATTACACAAATGAGCGAAAAAGCACCCTTTATGGTATTCTCCGGAACAAATTCGAGATACCTTGCAGAGAAAATCTGCGCTAGCCTTGATTGCCCTCTGGGAAAGATGAACATCACCCATTTTGCAGATGGTGAGTTTGCAGTCTCTTATGAGGAATCTATCCGTGGCTCGCATGTATTCCTGGTTCAATCAACCTTCCCTAATTCTGACAACTTGATGGAACTTCTGCTGATGGTTGATGCTGCTAAAAGAGCATCGGCAAAAAGCGTTGTAGCCGTTATCCCTTACTTCGGTTGGGCACGTCAGGACAGAAAAGACAAACCCCGTGTTTCCATCGGCGCCAAGCTGGTGGCCGACCTGCTCTCTGTTGCAGGTATCGACCGTCTGATTACGATGGACCTTCATGCAGACCAGATTCAGGGTTTCTTCAACATTCCGGTGGATCATTTGTATGCATCAGCAGTATTCCTCCCCTATATTGAATCCTTGAAACTGGAAGACTTGGTAATCGCCACCCCGGATGTCGGCGGTTCAAAACGCGCCAGCACATTCTCCAAATACCTCGGTGTACCTCTGGTATTGTGCAACAAGACACGCGAAAAAGCAAACGTGGTTGCCACCATGCAAATCATCGGTGATGTAAAAGACAAGAATGTAGTATTGGTAGACGATATTGTAGATACAGCAGGAACCATTACCAAGGCTGCCAACATCATGCTGGAAGCAGGAGCCAAATCTGTCCGTGCCATTGCTAGCCACTGCGTAATGTCCGACCCTGCTTCTTTCCGTGTACAAGAATCCGCACTAACGGAAATGGTATTTACTGATAGTATCCCCTACTCTAAAAAATGTGACAAGGTTAAACAGTTGAGCATTGCCGATATGTTCGCCGAAACCATCAAGCGGGTGATGAACAATGAATCAATCAGTTCACAATACATTATCTAA